TATCTTGGCTACTTTAAAGTGGACTACGGTCAGGGAGGTACTTATGAATTCCAAGTAATCGTTAACGATACCGCAGAATTATTTATAGATGGAGTTAAAATTTGTGCTTATTATAAACCAAGTTCCAGCAGCAGCAACAACACTGTGAGCGGAACAGTTACGCTTGCAGAGGGCTACCATAGATTTGTGCTTAGGTATTATGAGGCAAATGGTAGCGACAGCAATCAATCACTAAGCGTAAATTATAAAGTTCCAAATTCAAGCAGCTTCATAACTATTCCGTTCACAAGGTTTCTTTATGATCCAACTGAATACGGATCTCTGACCTCAAGCCAAAGATTTTTTACCACTTTGTCTATCACCAAATCAATCTCTTTAGATAAAGATACTGTGCTGGGAGAAACGTTTGCTGGGCCTTGGAGAAATACTACAAATTATAGAGTAGGCGATTATGTTTACGTTGAGAATCATAACATAAAGGTGTCTAAACGCGATGTAAATGCAATTCCAAATTGGGAGCCTCTGCAAAGGTTTTATTTCTGTTTAAAAAATCACACCGCCTCTCCAGCTAAAAGTCCATTATTCAACAGAGAGTACTGGGTCGCAGACCAATGCTCAAGAACAATCGAAGGCTGTAAAATGAGATTTGGCAACAAGCCTTATCTGCCTTTTGGTGGCTTTCCCGGAACAGAGGAGTATTCAATTTCGTCCTAATATGAAATCTATTGTTGAGCACGCCAATACATCTGACGCTGAAGTTTGTGGATTTATTCTGGTTGAAGGAGGCGAATTGACGAGTGAGCCAGCCAAGAATGTAGCTGTATATCAAAATGATATCTTTGAAATTCATCCGCTCGAAATTTTAAAGAAAATTAAAACAGGGAAATTGGCGGCGATCTATCATACCCATCCAGACTCTGGTGAGCTTGAGTCAAAGTTCGATCAATTTAATTGCGAGAACTCCTGTATCCCGTTCCTAATCTACAGCAAAAAGTCTGAAAAGTTTAATCTTATTTTGCCGAAATCGATTCACGTTAGTAAGGATTATGTACAAATCTTAAAAAAGCAATATGACTAAAGTTTATCTTTATGGCGAGTTGCGAAATAAGTTTGGACACGAATTCAATTTTCATATTGAGTCTCCAAAGGAGGCTTTCCTTGCTATTAAGGCGAACAAAAGGGGTTTTGATTCTGAGGTAAAAAGACTTGCCGCAAAAGGTGTTCATTACAGAATTGTTATTGATGAAGAGGTTTTAAAAAACCCACAGGAGCTTCAGATTAAAAAAATTCCTAAAGAAATTCATATTGTTCCAGTTGTTTGGGGCGCTGGTAAGAATGGAGTATTGATTGCTGTTGGTGTTTTAGCTATTGTTTTTACCGCTGGTGCAGCGGGATTTTTGGGCGCTGGTATGAGCAGCCTATTGGGCGGAATTGGATCAACCACAGTTATGGGCGCTGCTGGGGCCGGTTCTCTTTCGGCTTTGGGAACGGCAATGATAGGTCTTGGTGCCAGCCTAGTCTTGCAAGGCGTTATGGGACTTCTTTTCCCACCACCTAAACCAGATTTTAACCAAGAAGTTCAAGCTGGCGGTAAGTCGTATCTTTTTGGTAGCAAACCAAACAACGCATCTCAGGGACAAGCTGTGCCGGTTGGTTATGGAAGATTGAAAATTGGTGGCTCGCAAATTAGTGCCGGAACGACCCATCATTCGATGAACTTAGACATAAAGCAGTTGATGGCTCCTGTGAACAAGCCTGTTGACGATTATACTAGCCTTGAATTCGAAAACGAAGCTCCAGATTCAACTGATGGGGTGATTCTAGATTCATTTTCAACTAATCAGGCTGTAGATATGAACGATACAGTATCGTTCGCTTCTGCGAATATTGTTAATTCATATATCGACATCTTATCGAAGAATGCTTATAAAGTTACATCTAGTCCGGTAGAAGTTGTTGTCAAGCGTAATGGCGAAGTTGTATCGAATATTGATTTAGATACCTACGACGAAGATATAGAATATGAATGGTCTTTGCTAAATCAAGATTCAACAAAGAATCAAATATCTATTGAATACCCGTATTCTTTTCAAAACGGACTTGTTTATCGGTCTTATCATCCTGCTGATTATAAATTAGTATCAGAATACAAGAACATAACAAGCTCGGACGCTAATTATTTTGCTGAATATGCGGCTGGAGATTTGGTAAAATATGGGCCAACTCAATTTGCAAAATTAGCAATTTCAGATTGGGATTCAACTTACTCTTACAACAATGGTGAAATTGTAAATTATCCAACAGGAACCGAGCAAAATACATATTTTCAAGCTATTACATCATTTAGCGGGACTGGTGCAAGTCCGACAGGAGCAGGTGGCGCCGTTCAAACAGATTATTGGAGAAAAATTTTAGCTCCAACTGAGGAAAGAATTTACAAAGCTCTTTCGGCATTTACAACTAATTTGCCATCTACCGGCACAAATACCGGCAATGCTCCATTCTGGACCGGCCTTTCTTCTCCAACTGGTAAAGTAGAATTTGATCAGCTTATTAGTGGATTGCCAGCCTTCAAAACCGAAGGTGTTTACGAAGGTATTGTTGAAGCGACAAATGAGCAAAGTGTTCGCGGTAATACGACCAGCGTTGATAATTATGCAATGGAAATGATGGGTTATTTATATATCCCATTAGTAAACAATCTAAAGAAACAAGTTCCAGATACTACCGCAGGAGTGATGTATGAAATTATTAAAGTTGGCAACACAGGCCAATGGGCGGCGATAGGTCTAACTGGTGTTGGTGGAGCAGCTATTCCACCGAAACTTGGGTTAACATTTGTTAAAAATTCCTATCAGAGCGATGGCGACGGTATTTGCTATCCTGTAGTTAAGTATAATTTTAAAATAGACTCTGATGATGCGGCTGATCTATATATTGATGGTCAAGCTGCTAGCGTTTGGTATAGTGGGCACGGTTTTGCCAACCCAACAGACAGTGCCTCTATCGCCGCAATGCCATCGAGCAGCGGAGAAATTTTATTAACTGCTGGGTACCATCACTTGTATGCAAGATTCCAAGATGGTTTGGGCTCAGAAGGTATTAGTTTTTATTACCAATACGATACTAATTGGGATGGCGGATATTCTGATTTTAAAGTAATTCCAGCAGATAAATTAAAATATAGACAAATTTCTGATATTAATTTACCAGAAAGTGGTAAATTTATGCCAAGATCTTGGGGTGTTCCATTGGATCAGATGGTAAGCGGCAGGCAGTATAAGATTATTAATTTGGGCAATACCACAAATTGGGGCAGTATTGGTGCTAGTTCTCCAAGAATAGGCACTGTCTTTACAAAGACAAACGGCACTGCGGCTAATGGTACTGGGCTCGTTTTCGAAGATGTTTATAATTACGCCGAATCAAGATCGTCAGAAGGTAATAGGGTTGTACAATTCTCAGCCAAAAGACCATTAAAAAACGAAGTGATTGATAACGGTTATTCTTACTTTGAATCGAAGTATAATTGCAAAGTAAGTTTGGATGGAGTGACTCTAACAACATCGCCAGTTAGAGTAAAAGTTAGATTCTTAGATTCTAAACTTTCACTTAAAGGAGTAAAAGACACATCTATACCTGTAAATAACTATACTACATAATGAAAATATTAAATAAATATAGATTCATTAGAGGAGCTAAAGGAGGCGACGCACCGATTCCCGCCCTTGTGCCGCCTCCAAAGAACCAAGATTTGTTGAAATCTATATCTATTTATCAGGGCATAGACGCTCTTTGCGAAGGCCCGATTTATGGACTTGTTGATCAGTTTGGTAAGAAAATTTATGGATTAGATATGTTAAAGGGAATTTATTTAAATAAAGTTCCAGCAATGAATTTTGCTGGAGAGTATAATTTTAGAAATATTTTGATGGAAATAAATTTAGGAACTGAAAATCAAAAACCTTTGGCGAATTTTAATAAGGTTTATATTTATAAACCAGCAAATTTTAAGTTACTTGGCAAAATAGATCCAAACGAGCAAGATATAAGACCCAATGGCACTCTACTTTCCAATCCAAGAGTAGAAAGAAGAAACTTTTCTGATTGGGCTATGGGGGCGGGTTGGCCATCGCAACCACAAGATCCATTCGTGTATGTTCATCACATTAGAAATAAAGACGTAAAAAAAATACAAGTTGCATTTGTTATAGAACAGTTGTCAGATACAGTTTCAGAAGGAGAAGATAAAGGCAAAGCTGGTAAAATGGGCATGA